TCAAATGGTATGCAGTTCTCTTTTGGACAGCTAGACCCAATCGGTGCAATGCTTGGAATAATGGCAGATTACGTAATGCTATATGATGACATGACTGAAGCAGAAAGAGAACGTATGGGTGTTGATATGCACACAGGTTTACTTAATGCAGATGAATTAAGTGCAACACAGAAATTTTCAGCAGGTTTAAGTGCTACCAAAGGTGCTTTACAGAGAAACACTTTAAGTAAGACGTACCTAAAAGCTATGACAGATGTTATTGAAGCAATTCAAAGTGAAGATAGTTATGCTTTAGATAGATACATCTCACAAAAAGTAGGTTCTTTTGTTCCTAACATTTACAAGAAATTTGTTAATGACCCTTACACTAGAGATGCAATAGATTTATTAGCTGAAGTAAGAAACAGAACTGGTATGGGGCAACCTTCTTCTCCTAGATACAATGCTATTGGTGAACCTCACATGGATAAAGATAACTTTGCAAAAAGGTTATTCAAAAATGGTCTTGATATATTAGGAACTACTACAATGAGAGAAGACGTTCTTACTCAAGAAATTTTAAGATTAGGAAAAGGCTTACCAAATGAAAAGCCAATCATTAACAATATTGATTACAAACGATTTACTAAAAAAGAAAATGGTGTGACCATCTCTGCTTGGGATAGATACAATCAAACTTTAAATACAGTTAAGAATGGTTCTGGTAAAAATTTAAGACAAGTATTGGAAGAAAAGATTAAATCTGAAGCATATCAAAAGCTATCTGACCCACAAAAACTAGGAAATGGATTAACGACTGGTGTTGATATGACGAGTAAGTGGGGTCAATTAAGAGTTATCCAAGAACAATTTAAACAACTAGCTGACATTAAAATGCAAACACAGTTGAAAGACTTCGTAAGTGTTGAAGACGACAGAATGACTTTAAAAATTGCATCAGCAAATATGGACAGCAATAAAATTATAACAAAACAACCAAGACTAAATAACAAAAAGATTAAACTTAAACCAATAATGGGCTTCGCAGACTAAAAAAACTATGGCATTTTCATACTTAACATACACAGGTAATGGTTCTACTACACAGTACGCAATCAACTTTCCTTACATTGATACTACACATATAAAAGCATATTTGGGTGGTACAGTCACAACAGCTTTTTCAGTTTCAGGTTCTACTCTTACATTTAATACTGCACCTGCAAATGCAGTTGTTATTAGAATTGAAAGACAAACACCTATAGATGCAAGACTAGTAGATTTCCAAGATGGTTCAGTTCTTACTCAAGCAGAATTGGATATGTCTGCTGACCAAAACTTTTATATTGCACAAGAAACAAATGATGACCAAGCAAACAATTTACGTCTAACAACAGCAGATGTATTTGATGCACAAAGTAAAAGAATTATAAATGTAGCAAACCCTACTAATAATAATGATGCTGTTAATAAAACTTATTTAGAAAACACATGGTTATCAACTGCTAACAAAACAGCTCTAACATTAGTAGCTTCAAATATTGCATCAATTAATACTGTTAATTCAAATGCAACAAATATTAATAATGTAAACTCAAATGTTACAAATATAAATTTAGTTGCAGGTTCTATAGGTTCAGTAAACACAGTAGCAACCGATATTGCAAAAGTAATTGCAGTAGCAAATGATTTAGCTGAAGCAGTTAGTGAAATAGAAACTGTTGCAGATGATTTAAATGAAGCAACTTCAGAAATTGATATAGTTGCAAATGCTATAACAAATGTAGATTTAGTTGGTGGTTCTATAGCCAATGTTAATTCTTTAGCAGGTAAAATTACTGAATTAGGATTACTAGGAACTTCAACAGTTATAACTGATTTAGGATTACTAGGAACTTCAGCAAATGTAAGTGCAATGGGTTTACTTGGAACTTCAACAGTAATTTCAAACATATCAACAGTAGCAGGTAAAGATACAGAGTTAGGTTTATTAGGAACTTCTGCAAATGCTACAGCTATAGGATTACTTGGAACAAGTGCTGTTGTTTCAAACATGGGATTATTAGGAACAACAAATGTTGTTTCAAACATGGGAACTTTGGGTACATCAACAAATGTATCTAACATGTCTACACTTGCAGGTATTAGTGGATTAAACACGTTAGCTTCTAACAATGCAAATGTAACAGCAGTAGCAGGTAAAGCTACTGAAATAGGATTATTAGGAACGTCAGCAAATATTGCTAACATGGCAACTTTAAGTACTTCAGCGAATATATCTAATATGGCTACACTTGGAGGTATTTCAGGATTATCAAATTTAGCTTCAGCACACGCAAATGTAACTTCAGTAGCAAACAATTTAGATGCAGTTAATAACTTTGCAGATGTTTATAGAGTTTCAAGTTCAGTACCAACTTCTTCATTAAATTCAGGAGATTTATGGTTTGACAGCACAAATAATATTTTAAAAGTTTATGGTTCTTCAGGATTTCAAAGTGCAGATTCAGCTATTAATGGAACTTCAGCTAGATTTAAATATGTAGCAACTGCAAACCAGACAACATTTACAGGAAACGATAGTGCAGGAAATGTCTTAGATTTTGATATTCCTTTTGTTGACGTATATTTAAATGGTGTTCACCTTGACCCAACAGATTACAATGCTTCTTCAGGAAGTTCTATCGTCTTAAGTTCAGGTGCAAGTGTTGGTGATATTCTTTATGTAGTTTGTTTTGGTGTATTTAATGTAGCTGATATTAATGCTTCAACAGATATAGCAAGTGGTGTTCTTTCTATAGCAAGAGGTGGAACTTCTTTAAGTAATGTAGGAACAGCAGGACAAATTTTACAAGTAAATTCAGGAGGAAATGGTTTAGAATATGTTAACTCATTTACAGATGTTGTTGAAGATACTACACCAGAATTGGGTGGTAATTTAAATTTAAATGGAAATGATATTACTGGAACTGGTGGAATACCCTCAGCAAATTTAACAGGTTCAATAGCAGATGCAAGATTACCAACAGTACCAACTTCTAAAGGTGGTACAGGTTTAACTGCTATCGGTACAGCAGGACAAGCATTAAAAGTAAATGCGTCAGCTAATGGTTTAGAATATGGTTCTACATCAAGTGCAGAAGTTTATGGTTTTGAAAGATACGTTAATCCTTCTACTGTTATTAAAACTGTAACAGTACAATCAGTAAGTGGAAATAATAAATATTTTATAGATGGTGTTCAACAAGACACTTTAGATTTATATGAAGGTAATACTTATGTATTTAATTATCCATCAGCACACCCATTTAAGTTTTCAACAACATCAAATGGAACACACGCAAGTGGTTCAGAATACACAACAGGTGTAACTCACAATAGTTCAACACAAGTTACAATCGTGGTAGCTAGTGGAACACCAACACTTTATTATTATTGTTCTTCTCATACAAATATGGGTGGAACAGCAAACACGCCACCTTCTTTAGAAAGTTTAAGAGTAATTACAACTAATCAAGGTCAAGATAACATCACCGACAGTCAATACGCCAACTTTGATGATGTTTTATTTAGTGCTTCAGGTTTTGTCTTTAGCATTAATTCAAATGGCAATTTAATAGCAACAATATAATGACTAGAGCAAGAGACTTAGCAGATTTAATCAGTAGTGGAAAAATTGAACTTGGAGAAATAGCGACAGCTACCCAAGAGAATTTAGGTAATACTGATTACTATGGATTTAGTAAATTAGCAGATGGAACACTTCAGCTAACACTTACTAATGGTACAGATAATATTTCTGTATCTAACAACAATGGAACTCAAACTGATTTATATGCAGAGAGTTTCTTTTCAAAAAAAGGACTGACGTTTGTAGTAGATGCCATAGGCAATCTAAACGTAACAGTCTAATTAACAATAACAACATAAGGAAAAATAATAATGGCTACAATAAATTTAGGTAGAATAAAGCCAGTATTCAAAGGTGCTTATGCAGGTGGAACTGCGTATGTAGTTGATGACATTGTAACGTCAGGCAACGAAACTTTTATTTGTATACTAGCTTCAACAGGCAACGCTACTTCCAATGCTACCTATTGGACAAAATTAGCGTCAAAAGGTGCTGATGGAACAGATGGTACAGACTTATCAACAACATTAACTACTCAAGGTGATATACTTTACAGAGATGGAAGTGGATTACAAAGATTAGGTGCAGGTACAAGTGGACAAGTTTTAACTACTGGTGGAACTGGTGCTAACCCATCTTGGGCAACTGCGTCTGGTGGTGGTGGTAGTTCTTTAGCTTACTTTTCTGTTTACAGAGGTGACCAAAGTGGTGGTAGTGCAAATACATATTCAAAGTTTACTGGAGCAACAGTAATTACTGATACAGCTAATACTTACGATAGTACTAATTATGAATATGTTATACCTACAACTGGTTCATATTTATTAGGTGCATCTTTTAGATTTTACGATAATTCATCTACTGGTGACTTTCATGATGTATCAATACAATTTGATTGGGACCAACCAAGTGGTTACAACACTCTTGGTGGTAGTTATAACCAAGACAATTATTCTGGTGGTGGAAATATAACTGCAGGTAGTAATTATCATTGGTTCACTTCTATACTTCCAAATAGATTTATAGCAGGTCAAAGAGTGTACGTATCATGGAAATATGACTGTTCAGGATATTATGGTCTTTGGTCAAATTCGCCAGGAACTACAAATAGATTTTGGATTCTACAAACATCTTAATAATTACGGAGAATATAAAATGTCAAAAACAATAAGCAGACAAGTCGAGTTATATGTTGGGAGAGAAGTTGATTTCAATGAAGAAGTTAATTTAACTGCTGACTTTAAAACTCAAGAAATAACAATAACTAAATGGGAAGTTGAAGGTATTACACAACCCTCAATGACTGAATTAGATGCTTTTAAAACACAAGCAGAAAATCAAATGAATAATGATTTAGTTATTAATAAAAGAGTAAGTGAATATGGCACTACAGCTAAACAATTAGAAAATATTATTGAAAATGGTTTAGATGCAGAAGTGGCTAGAGTTGCTGAAATAAAAGCAAAATACCCTAAATCTTAGGAATAATACTTAAATGGCTAGAAAAAAACTTAATCAAGTACAGATGTATGCAGAGCAAACAACTGGGGTAAGACTTTCTAGCCATGAAAAACTTTGTGCATATCGTATGAAGGAACTTCAAGACAGTATTAAAGAATTAAGTATAGAAGTTAAATCTTTAAGAAAAGATGTGCTTCAAGGTAAAGGAGCAATTTCAGTTCTTGTATTTTTAGGAACTATGATTGCAGGTGTTATAGGATTTTTTCAGTTTAGTGACTAAGTATATTTTAATACTTTATCTTTGCTCTTTTGCTACAGAACCTAAATGCCTACCAGATACATACATTAATCAAGAATTTACAAATTATTACGACTGCATAACACAAGGTTATGTCCATTCTTATAATCACTTAAAAATGATTGACCCAGATGAGGTTAATGAACAAAGACTAGCAATTAGATTTACTTGCAAAGATATGAGTACACCCACATGACATTACCAGACACATTAGATTTACTTTGGTTTCACAGAAGTAAGCGTTACAAAAATTTGATAGTTTTTTTGGGTTTAATACTTTTATACTGGCTATGAAACGACAGCATAACACAATGTTAATAGGTGTACTTGGTACAATCCTACTTGGATTATCAACTTATGTATTAATGACTATTGTAGAACTACAAGTTCATATTGGTATGCTTACAGAAGAAATTATGTCTATCGATAAACAGATTGGTAGAATTTATAATCACATGGATAGGCTAACAAAATGATAGATAAAATATTCTATGCTATCTTTGGTTGGTTAGATGAAGTGGTAGAGAAAATAGAAGATGTATGGACTTTTGATGTTGGACAAGAATTAAAGAAAAAGAAGAAAAAGAAATGAGAGATACAAAATTAATAGAAAAATTTTTAAAAGATAATTATAAAAAGATTGTTCAAATGAGCTTGTTTAGAAACTTAAAAAAAGAAGTTAATACTGGTGCTAATGGAACTCAAGAATATGTAATTAAAAAAGGAATAAATAAAGACAAAATAGCAAAAAAACTATGACACAAAAACTAACAGAACTACACTCATTACTAGCTGAAAAGTTATTAGATAAAGTAAAAGACCCTGACTGTAAATCAGCAGACTTAAACGTAGCAAGACAGTTCCTTAAAGATAACAACATTGATGCAGTGCCAGTACAAGGCTCTCCATTAGATAAACTATTAGAAGAATTACCATTTGATGAAGATAGAAAAAATTCCGTTAAAACTAACTGACTTCCGTAATTTTCTATTCCTAGCTTTTAAGCATTTAAGACTTCCATCACCAACTCCAGTACAATTTGATATTGCAAATTACATTGCAGGTAGTGAGACAAGAATTATTATATCTGCTTTTAGAGGAGTTGGAAAAAGTTGGATAACAGCTATTTATGTATTATGGAGATTATATTTAGACCCTAATATTAATATTCTAGTTGTTTCAGCTTCTAAAAATAGAGCTGATGA